CCCAACAAGCCGAAGCGTCGCCTGCTGGCACGCCTCGAAAAAGACTTCGACGGCTATCACCCGGTCATCGAGATGCTGAAGATGGCGCTGGACCCGGAGGCCGAGCCCCAGCTGCGCTTCAACGCCCACAAGGAGATCGCGAAGTACGTCGAGCCCCAGCTCAAGGCGATCGAGATGACGGGCGAGGAGGGTGGTCCATTGACGGTGACTATCAAGCGCTTCGAGCTGAATGACTGAGATCATCCTGCCGAACAACGGCTGGCAGCCCAGGCCTCACCAGCGCAACGCCTGGCAGGCCCTCCAGGACGGCTACAAGCGTGCGGTGCTGAACTGGCACCGGAGGGCTGGCAAGGACGACATCTGCCTGCACTGGACGGCTACGCAGGCCATGCAGCGCCCGGCGAGCTACTGGCACATGCTGCCCCAGTTCAACCAGGGCCGGCGAGCGATCTGGGAAGCTGTCAACCCGCACACCGGGCTGCGCCGCATCGATGAGGCCTTCCCGCCCGAGATCAGGGCCAGGACCGACTCGCAGTCGATGACGATAGAGTTCATCAATGGCGCCATGTGGCACGTGGTGGGCTCGGACAACTACAACGCCTTGGTCGGCAGCCCGCCGGCCGGGGTAGTGTTCTCGGAGTGGTCCCTGGCGGATCCCGCGGCTTGGCCCTACATCCGGCCGATCCTGGACGAGAACGGCGGCTGGGCCATCTTCATCTACACGTCTCGTGGCAGGAACCACGGCTGGTCGATCCTCCAGCACGCCAAGCACACCGAGGGCTGGTACGCTGAGTCGATCCCGGCCACCGAGACTGCCGTGTTCAGCCCGGAGCAGCTCAAGGAGGCGAAGCGGGAGCTGATCGAGCTCTACGGTGAAGGCCCTGGCAGCGCGCTGTACCGCCAGGAGTACCTGTGCGACTTCGATGCCGCGGTCCTGGGCGCCTACTACTCGAAGCTGATGCAGGACGCTGAGTCTGAGGGCCGTATCGGGGACATCCCGTACGACCCGACTCTCCCGGTCGAGACCTGGTGGGACCTGGGCATGCACGACGCCACGTCGATCGTCTTTGCCCAGAGAGAGAAGGGCACGCCCTGGGTGAACGTCATCGACTACCACGAGAGCAGTGGCGAGGGCCTGCCGCACTACGCCAAGGTGCTCCAGGACAAGGGCTACACCTACTCCAGGCACGTCATGCCGCACGACGTCAAGGTCAGGGAGCTGGGCTCCGGCAAGAGCCGCCTGGAGATCGCGCAGGGCCTGGGCATGAAGGTCGACATTGCGCCCCAGCAGAAGGTCGAGGACGGCATACAGGCCGTTCGCGCCCTGCTCCCGAAGTGTCGCTTCGACCGGGTCAAGACCAAGCGACTGGTGGAGGCCCTGAGGTCCTATCGCACCGAGTACGATACCGAGCGCCGGGTGTTCAAGCCGAAGCCAGTGCATGACTGGACAAGCCACCCGGCTGACGCATTCCGCTACGGAGCAGTGAGCCGAGCGCCGGCAGCAGCCAGGCCGCCGCAGCTGGATCCCTGGGCGGACCAACCACACTACCATAGCGAGAGCTGGATGGCATGACCGACAAGACCGAAGCAGACATCCTGAAGCGTGCCACGGAGCGCTTTGACCGGGCCATCGAGGCCGAGAGCGACAACCGTGCCAGCTTCGAAGAGGACGTGCGGTTCAGTAATGGCGATCAATGGCCTGAGGACATCCTGCGCGAGCGCAAGGCCAAGCGCAAGCCGTGCCTGACCATCAACAAGATACCTGCCTTCATCCGCCAGGTCACGAACGAGGCCCGGCAGATGCGGCCCGCGATCAAGGTCCGTGGCGTGGACAGTGCCGGCGACCCTGAGCAGGCCGAGATACTGAACGGCATGATCCGGGCGATCGAGCAGGCCAGCAACGCCGAGGCGGCCTATGACTGGGCGGTTGAGTACGCCGTGCGTGGCGGCTGGGGCTACTGGCGGATCGATGTCGACTATGAGGACGACAACTCGTTCGAGCAGTGCATTCAGATCAACCGTGTCCGTGACCACCTGAGCGTGTACCTGGACCCGGACGCTGAGCAGGCCGATGGCAGCGACGCGCGGTGGGGATTCATCGTTGACTGGGTCGACGAGGAGCAGTTCAGGGCCGACTACCCGGACGCGGACACTGAGTGGTTTGCCGGGCTTGACGATCGCCATGATCAGTGGTACACGGACGGCAAGGTCCGCATCGCCGAGTATTATGAGATCGAGGAGGCCAGGGTCAAGCAGCTCCAGCTCTCGGACGGCTCGGTTGTGTACGAAGACGAGGCCATGCAGAACGTGGACGCCTACCTGCAGGCCGGTATCGCGCCCGTACAGGAGCGTGACGCGGTCCGCAAGACCCTGGTGCACCGACTGATCACCGCGGGCAATGTGCTTGAGGAGACGCGCTATGAGGGCCGCTCATACGTGCCCTTAGTGCGCGTGGTCGGCGAGGAGCTCTGGGAAGATGGGCGCATGCTCTACCAGGGCATGGTCAAGGACATGAAGGATCCGCAGCGCCAGTTCAACTACTGGCGGACGGCCTCAGCCGAGCGTGGCGCCCTGTCGACCAAGTCGCCCTGGATCGGCCCGAAGGGATCCTTTGAAGACCCCAAGTGGCAGACGGCGAACGTCGAGAACTATGCCTACCTCGAATACGATCCGCAGGCTGGCGGCGATCGGCCCTGGCGGGAGCCCGGGCTTGACGTCTCGGCAGCATTCGTGCAGGAGGTCATGCAGGCCTCTGACGACCTGAAGGCGGTCACCGGCATCTACGACAGCTCGATGGGCAACCAGTCGAACGAGATCGCTGGGGTGGCCATCAAGGAGCGCCGGCGTGAGTCGGACGTGGCCAACTTCCACTACCTGGACAACCTGGGCCGGGCCATGCGCTACACGGGCAAGATACTGGTGGAGCTGATCCCGCTGATCTACGCAGGGCCGCGCGTGATGACCATTCTGCAGGAGGATGGCGCCGAGGAGGAGGTCCAGCTCAATCAGCCCTACTATGACCCGAACAAGAACCGGGAGCGCATGATCGACCTGAGCGCCGGCAAGTACGACGTGAGCGTCGACGTGGGCCCGAGCTATGCCACGCAGCGCGAGGAGGCCGCGAGCAGCATGATGGAGCTCCTGAGCGCATTCCCGCAGGCTGCGCCCGTCATCGGCGACCTGGTCGCGAAGAACATGGACTGGCCGGATGCTGACACGATATCTGAGCGCCTGAAGCTGCTACTCCCGCCAGAGGTGGCGCAGGGCGAGAACCCGCAGATTGCGCAGATCATCGCCCAGAAGGATCAAGAGGTCCAGATGGCGCAGCAACAGGTCGGCATGGCGCAGCAGCAGCTGCAGGCCATGATGCAGGAGCTGCAGAGCCGTGACCGCGAGCACCAGCTCAAGCTGGCCGAGCTGGAAGAGAAAATCCGCAAGAATGACCTGGACCACGTCCAGAAGATGAGCAAGCTGGAGGGCGAGTACCAGACTCCGCTACCAGAGGGCCAGATCTACCCAGACGTATTGCCCTGACCTGCGGGCCGATGCAGGCAGCTACCAGTGGCGTTGCACTGGGCGAAAATCCTTGGAGCTATCCATGCACGTTGAGCAAGAGCAGCAACCGGTTGATCCTATCGAGAACCCGGAAGCGCAACCGGCCCCTGAGGCCGCACCAGCCGAACCCGCACAAGCGGATCCCGAGAGTACAGTCGAGGGTGGGGAAGCGGCAGCCCCGGATGATGCAGCAGAAGAGCAGAAGTCAGAGAAGAGTGGCTTTCAGAAGCGCATCGATGAGCTGACGAGAGAGAAGTACGAGGCACAGAGACAGGCGGAGCAGATCCGCGCAGAGAACGAGGCCATCAGGCAGCAGATGCTGCAGGCGCAGTACCAGGGCGAGGACGAGCCGTTCCCGACCCTGGAGGATGCCGGCTACGATGAGCAGAGGTATCAGCAGGAGATTCAGGGCTGGTACGCACGTCGGCAGCAGGACGCATTCCAGCGCCAGCAGTATGCTGAGGCGGCACGGCAGCAGGCAGAGCAGCAGGCAAAGCAGGCTGCAGAGCTGAGGTCCAAGGTCCAAGAGGCGGTCCATAAATACCCAGATTTCCTGGTGAAGATTCAGGACCCGCAGCTCCCGAACCTGGCCGAGATCAGCCCGGCTGCATTCGAAGCAGTCTCTACGTCCGAGCACTTTGGTGACGTGTCCTACTACCTGGCACAGAACCCTGCGGAAGTCTACAAACTCCGCGACATGTCTCCGTTGGCAGCTGTCAGGGCCATCGCCAAACTTGAGGCCAAGTTCGAGGCGAAGACCCAAACCAATCCCAATACACCACCTCCACCGCCCTCCCGCGTGAAAGGAAAGGGAGGCGCCGAAAAGGACCCGTCGAAGATGTCTATCGATGAGTTCATGGCGTGGAGGAACAAAGCCTAAAGGAGCAAACTCATGGCTAACCTCAACCTAACTCCCGATATGATCACAAGGGAGGCCTTGCGCGTACTGCACCAGAAGCTCAACTTCGTTGGCTCGATCGTGCGCGACTACGACGACAGCTATGCGCAGACTGGCGCCAAGATTGGCAACAGCCTGCGCGTCCGGCTGCCGATTCAGTACAACACAGGAACCGGTGCAACAATCTCGACCGGGACCGCGGCCGATTCGATTCAGTCCAGCACCACGCTGACCGTGAGCAACCAGCGCCACGTGCCGATGCGGTTCACCTCGGAAGAGATGACCATGGACATCGACGACTTCTCCAATCGGCACATCAAGCCCGCGATGGCGAAGCTGGCTGCCATGATCGAGAACGATGCGCTGAGCATGGTCAACTCGGTTGCGCAGTCGATCGCTGCCGGCACCAAGGTCGAGTTCCTGGACGTGATGAACGCGCGCGCCATTCTGCAGAACAGCCTGGCACCGGACGACAACCGTACCGCGCTTATGGACATCCAGGGCAACGTGGACCTCGTCAACGACAACAAGTCCCTGTTTAACGACCAGAGCGAGATCGGCAAGGGTTATCGTACCGGTCGCATGGGCACCTTCGGCGGTTTCGAGTTCTATGAAAATACGCTGATCCCGCGCCACACCACTGGCGCAGAGGGTGGTGGCTCGGCCTATGCCGTCAACGGCGCATCCCAAGAGAAGACCTTCTCGGCATCGGACAACGACCCGACTCAGGGCACGCTGATCGTCGACACTGGCACGAAAACGATCAAAGCCGGGGACGTGTTCACCATCGGCGACGACGTCTTTGACGTGCACCCGGAGACCAAGGTCTCGACCGGGGTCCTGAAGCGCTTTACCGTGCTAGAGGACCATGCCGGCGGTGCTGGTACGCTCAAGATTGCCCCAGCGATCATCGCGTCCGGTCCGCACAAGAACGTCTCGGCTGTCCCGGACGACAACGACGCGCTGACCTTCATCGGTGCCGCATCGACTGCCTACAATCAGTCCCTGCTCTATCAGAAGGGTTTCGCGGCGTTCGCTACTGCTGACCTGGTACTGCCGAAGGGCGTCGACATGGCATCCCGCCAGTCGTACGACGGGATCAGCATGCGCCTCGTGCGTGACTACTCGGTCGTCAAGGACCAGTACCTCACCCGCCTGGACGTCTTGTACGGGTACAAGGTGCTGCGCCCTGATCTGGCTGTGAAGATCTGGCACACCTGATCCCTGCCTAGGGGCCTTGCCTGGGGTCTTCGGACCCCGGGCCTTTTGCCACCTTAGCTCAGCCTGGTAGAGCAGCTGCCTTGTAAGCAGCCGTGCGTGGGTTCGAATCCTACAGGTGGCTCCAGGGGATGAGAGAGCTGTCGACGACGTAAAGCCGCGAGGACACGCGTCGGACCCGGGTGCGATTCCCGGCATCTCCACCAAACGCAACGCGATTGTCGGTAAAGGGGAACCATGCCCAACTATTTGCAACTCAAGTCTCCGGGCCGCACTGAGGGCAAGGACAACACAACTCAGTATCACCCGTCCTGGGACGATCTACGATTTCCGGCAACTGCACTCAATCCGCCTGGTGCGGCCAGCGACCCTGACGTCGAGGCTGCCACCGGGCTTCTTCTTTTTGCGCCGGGCGCCACGGAGCTGATCTACGCCCTGGCACAGATGCCGCACTCATGGAAAGAGGGCAGCGACATCTCGCCCCACGTGCACTGGACAAAGACCACGAGCGCTGCTGGAACCGTGGCCTGGCAGCTCAAGTACAAGATCCTGCCGATCGGCGAAGTCGGGCCTGGGGAGTGGACCGATGCTGGCATTGTGACCAGCCCGGTTGCTGGCACGCCTGACAACGACACGGCATGGGAGCACCTGCTGAGCGCCTGGGACGATATCAGCATGCAGGACGGCGTATCGAACTACAGCCTGTCCACGTGCATCCTGTTCGAGCTGTCGCGTGTGGGCGGCAATGCTGGCGACACGTACGCGGCCGATGCACGGCTGCTTGAGTTCGACGTGCACTACCAGCTGGATTCACTGGGCTCGGAGGACGAGTTCGTTAAATAGCACAAGACCCGAGGAGGGTACATGCTGAAACACATCAACTGGATAGCGAGCTATCCGAAGAGCGGAAACACGTGGCTGCGGTTGTTCCTCGAAGCCTACTACCTGGGCAGCGTGGACCTCAACGACATCCTGACCAGCGTCGGGGACGACCGGGCCGACATGCACGCGGTAGCGCCCGGCGTAGACGTGTCCGAGCTGCCGATCGACTTGCAACTGCTCGCCCGTCCGATGGCTCTCATGCGGTACGCGGCTGCCTACGACTGTGGTGAGCAGACCATTCCGCTGTTCCTGAAGACCCATTTCCCGAACGTGGAGGTCAACGGGATCAGCACACTGCCCGAGGCCCTGACGCGGAAAACAATCTACATCGTGCGCCACCCGTACGACGTCTTCCCGAGCTTCAAGAAGCACATGGGCTTTAATGACGAGCAGGCCCTGGCGGCCATGACCAACAAGCGGCAGATCATCGCCGGCCGCGATCAGCGCACTGCAGACTTTTTGGGCAGATGGGATGCGCACGTGGAGAGCTACTTAAAGGACGACGTGCACAACGTGCTGGTGGTCAAGTACGAAGACATGCGCTCCAATCCGAGCATGGTCTTCACTGCGATCATGGAGCACCTGACCGGCCAGGCGGACCCGTTCAAGGTTGAGCAGGCCCTGGAGCAGGTGAAGATTGACAAGCTGCAGCGTCAAGAGCAGGAGACAGGCTTTATTGAGTCTTCAAAGCATGCCAAGGACCAGTTCTTTTCGGGTGGTGGTCAGGTTGGCAAGAAGCTCGAACCGGGCGTCCGCAAACAACTGAAGAAGGCCTTCGCGACAACCATGAGGAAACTGGACTATGGCACTTGACGGCACCTATGAGGGCCTGCAGGCATCGGTACTGGCCGAGATCGACATCGACGAGACCGAGCTGACGGCATCGGTGCCCGACCTGATTCGACGCGGTGAGGTGAAAATCAACCGCACGCTGCGCATCATCCAGATGGAGCAGTTGTCGTACGCTGAGTGGTCGATGACCAACCCCGACACCTCCACGCGCACCGACAAGCGCTGGCCGCTCCCTGAGGGCATGCTGGAGATGCTGGACCTGCGGGTCAAGGTTGCCAGCGCGGACGACACTGACTACACGGCGGTGAAGTACATCGCGCCGTCCAGGATCCACGACTACTACAAGGCAGCGAGGGCACCGGAACCAACTGGCTATTGGCGAATCACCCTGACATCTACCTGTACGCGACCATGGCCGAGGTCGAGATGTTCGAGCGAAACGCGGAGATCGTGGCAGGATGGAAGACACTTTTCGAGCAGGCCGTCGACGAGCTGAACAAGCTGGACATGCGGTCCAACAACGATGCGACTCTGAGCTGCAACGAGCTGAACAAGCTGCAACGCGAGCCGTTCGACATTCTCTCAGGGTAGTGGAGGGCGCCGTGACTGATCGCGACGAGACGCGGGACGATATCAGCTACTCGATACGGCACCCGAAGTGGTACGACAAGTTCGTGTCACCTGCCGGGGTGATGATCCTGTTCGGGGCCATTGTCTGGGGCATTCAGCTCAACTTTGCCACCCTGCACAACACGCAAGCGATCGGCGAGCTGCGCGCTACCCAGGCCGAGGGCGTGCGCCTGCTGAACGAGACAGCGCTCAAGATGGAGCGCATCTCTGCCATGCTGGGCGCACTTGAGCGGCGCCATTCTGAGCACCTGACTGAGGCCGAGCTGTGGAAGGAGCGCATTCTGCAGAACAGTGGAGCACGAGAGCGTGCGTACAATGCCCCGGGTAAGCCATGAGCGAGTGGCGCTTCTTTTCGGACTTGGAGCTGTCCTGCTCGCACTGTGGGGCGCTTCGCATGCAGTCGGATTTTATGGGCAAGCTGGTAGCGTTGAGGAAAGCCTGCAGGGATCCATACCAGGCGCTTCTGAACGCTGGGTACGGGGAGGCGATGCTGCACCGTTTGGGGATCCGGCCCGGCTACCCGGAGATCAAATTTCCAGTGACGAGTGGATATCGCTGCGAGGAGCATCCTGTCGAAAAGCAAAAGACCCGGCCAGGAACCCACGCAAAGGGAAGAGCGGTAGATATTGCTATCCGGGGTACGGATGCGTGGATCGTCCTTGCCTTGTCTTCTAAGTTCGGCATGTCCGGTATCGGCGTGTCGCAGAAGGGCACTGCACGCTTCCTTCACCTCGATGACGACACTGAGGGCTATCGCCCGACAACCTGGAGCTACTGATGGCTGTGCCGATCGTCCCAATCCTAGGCCTGGCAGGCAAGCTGCTCGACAAGATTTTCCCGGACCCGAAGGAGCGCGCCGAGGCTGAGCGCAAGCTACAGGAGAGTCAGCTGAATGGCGAACTATCGAAGATCGAGCTGCAGCTATCGGCGATCGTCATGGAGGCACAGTCGAGCGATCCCTGGACTTCGCGCGCTCGGCCGGCGTTCATGTACGTGGTCTATGCGTACCTGCTGGCGGCACTCCCGTGCGGGCTATCTCGGATACACGGGCGCGCGCACGCTTGAGAAAAGGAAACTAATCGACAAGACGAGGAACGAGCTATGAGTCTTATCGGCGCATTATCAGGTGCTGAAGGTGTACGCAAGCTGCCAGTGCATCAGTTCTGGGCTGCGCTGGTCGAGCTGTCCCTCGGCGAGCTGACCGAGGCCCAGATCAAGACCTACTTTGAGATGACGCCAGAGGAGCAGACAGACTTCGACTGGCTGGTGGGTAAGTACCAGGCAAGCCAAACCAAGGAACGCTTCCTGGAGTTAATGCACGTGCTCTTCATGCTGGCCGAGCAAGGCACGCCCGGCTACACCGACGAGGCTGACATCACTGCAAGGATCAACAGGATCGGGTAATGACTGGGGTTGTACTCCTCACTGATGTTATCACCACCAGCGATTCTGGCACGTTTGATATCACAGACACTGCGCTTGGGGGTGGTACTCCGGCAGGTGTCATAGTGATCGCTACCCCTGACGGGTTTGTTCCTGGTGCTGAGATGGCGATCTGTCTCTATGATGGGACCAATAAACCAGTAGTTTGGGTATCTTCAGCTGACAATGCAAGTGCTACCGACGCCATAACTGGGCATTCCACTGATGGCACAATGGTCTTTTGGGACTCTGACGATGAGTTCACGGTCAGCTCACTGATCACAAACGGAGTACGGATCAGCATTCCTACCGCGCCATCCAGGGATTTCGCAGTACAGGTACTGGCTTTTGATGGTGTTAATTTTGCGTGTGGTATCCACGAGTGCGCTTCATCAGCAGCCGATGAGAGTGTGACAGGGCTTGGGTTTACGCCAACGGGCGTGCTCACAACATCCGTTGAGGCCCTAAGGCTCAGTGCTGGCGGTGCGGACGGGGATCTCTCATTTGGGTTTGGCTTTGCTACTGGTACAACTGAGCAGGCTGGTTGCTGGACATTCGATGATGATGGAGACTCAACGACAGACACGAGGTCGTTTGTTTATTCTCCTATGATGGGCACAGCTCGCGGTGCTGTGAATGATATCAGGCTGGATCTGACATCGTTTGATGTGGGCGGTTTTACCTTTGGTAAAGCTAACACAACGGTTAACGGCCTAGACTATTTTGCGTGGTGTGCATGGGACACTATTGCAGCACATGCTACCCTGATCGATGAATCTGACTATGTTGGTACAAGCGCCGACATTGCTACAGGATTTGAGCCGTCTGCTCTTTTAGTGGCAGCAGTGCCTGCGAACAATGAAGGCGTTAGTGTTGGCTTCGATCCTTACGCAGGCGGGTTTAATATTGCCACCGTTGATTTTCAGAATGAGACCAGTGCCTACAATGTGATCTACATGGAGGATGGCGTTACAACGTCTGATACCGGCTCTATCGCTTCACGGTTTGCCAATATCACAAGCGACTTGCGGTTCTATGAATCAGACGGGTCTGCAATGGCCTATATTCAGGCCAGCAAAACAGCAACAAACTACACGCTGGACTGGAGTTCGTTTGAGCGTAGTGGTGATCCAACCCTCTTCCTGGCGCTGGCGTTTGAGTACATAATACCGCCACAGGAAATTGAACCGACAGGGATTGAGAACGCCACTGTCATAGGTACCCCAAGCCTGGACAGTGTGGTCACGATAGACCTCAGCGGTGAGGGTTTTGCGAACGTCAACCTGCTCGGCGTGCCAACAGTAGCGATTCCTCCACCGCAAGACATCAATGCGGATGGATTTGCTAATACCTCATTCTTAACAGAACCTGGCCTGCTTTCTATTTACACCCTATCTGTTACTGGATTCGAAAACGAAAACTTGTTTGGTGGGGATCCGAGTATCCGGTTTACTGGGTGGATTGACCCTACTGACCCCAGCATCACCTGGACCGATGTGTCCGAACCTGTCGTCACCTGGATCGACCTGGACGACCCGACAATTTAAGGAATCATTATGGCAAGCGCACTTTACCCTACAGGCAAAAATGCCATGCTCAAGGGCGACATTGACGTTGACACTGATACATTCTCGGTCACCGGGGTCGCCGACGAGGACTACACCTACAGTGCCGCGCACGACTTCCTGGACGACGTCACGCAGTACAGTGGCATCACTGCCGCTAACCTGGCAAGCGTCACGGTCGACGGTAGCGGCGTGTTCGATGCTGACGACCTTTCGCCTGCGTTCTCGTCATTGGCGATCGATGGCACCAAGGACGTCGATGCCCTGATCATCTTCAAAGACACGGGCGTGGCTGGCACGTCGCAGTTGATTGCCTATATCGACCTTGCGACTCCGATCACGCCCAACGGTGGCAACATCAACATCACCTGGGACTCAGGCGCGAACAAGATCTTCAAGCTGTAATGTCTGACTACACCGACAATATGAACTACGTGGATACCGACGATCCGGCCGGTACTGCACAGCGCTCGAAATGCCCCGAGCATATTCGACAACTCAAGCAGCACATGCGGCACATCTTCCGCAACTGCGACGACGCTGTGCGAACGACGCCCACGCAGTTTAATTATGTGGCGTCCGCCACTTGGTTTGGCATTGGCCAGTACCATCTGGAGACCGGGCGCTGCTTCACCAAACTTGGCACAGCAGACACTCCATGGGACTACCTGGTGGATATTGACGACGGTGTGACGCGGCTCGCTTTCCCAAGGGACTGGCTGCCTCCCGTTGATCAATACACTGGGTTCGCCACTTATCCAGGCGGCTACAGTTCACCGCTGCGTATTCTATTTAAGCCGTCTGCGACCTTCGTGGCGTCTGGAGGGCAGGCAGGTTTCTTTGTAGGGCGTGGCATGCGAGATACTCAGGCGGAGCTGTGTGTTTTGTACGACGTGTGTGGCGCTCCCGTCGTCCCATCTGATCTGGATCCTGACACGATCTATGAATGCGTGCTGACCGAAAACGCGATCAACGATGATCGCACATACCGCATCAAAAATCTGAGACTACCATGACACTAGAAACTGGCAACTACATCGCAGATATTAACCTGGACGGTTCGGACAATGTCACCTATCCGGAGGATGATGTCGCCGTTTCGGAACTGGATGATCAGATCCGCCAGGCGAAGCAATTCCTGTACAACACGTTCCCGAACATGATCTACTTTACCAATGCTAGAGCTTTTGACCTGGACGCCCTGTACGGTGTTGCACAAAACCTGGCGGTTGCTCTCAAGGGCGAAACAACTTCAACTGACATTGCTGTCGCTGCACGCACGGGCAGCCCAGCAACAGACTATGCTGTGACGACAGGTGAGAGCATCGGCTCGATCAGTTCAGGGTTTCGGGTGACCTTTATGACCCCGAACGATGGCGTGAACTGCGCAGCCACCCCTACCTGTACAGTGGACTCGGTTGCGGCAAAGACGATCGTGAAGCAGGACGGTACCGCAATCGGTGCTGGTGACATCGTGGCGGACATGCTGCTGGAACTGGTCTACGACGGCACCAACTTTAGGGTCATCTCGGCGCTATGATCATCCCCCTCCGCAATCCTGCCGCTATCGGTATCATCAAAGATATCGAGGCGCACGACCTACCCATTGAAGCGTGGAGCGATGGATCAAACATGCGCTTCCGGGACGGGCGTGCTGAGAAATTCAGCGGGCATAGCAGGATCTACGACAGCAGCCCGCCAGCCGCTGGCGCATACTACATCATGCCCTACTTCAAGCCCGACGGCAGCTTTGCGTGGATGATATGCGGTTTAGACGATATCTGGCAGATATCCTCTTCAGCGTATACCGAGTTCACGCGCCTGAGCGGGGACTACACCGGATCCGCGAGTGACCGATGGAATGGTGCCGTGTTCGGGGGTAGTCTGATCCTGAACAATGGCGTGGACGCACCGCAGCAGCTTGAGCCCGGGGATACTAAATTCACTGACCTGGACTACATCACGGGGACGTCTACTTGGGGCAATACAGATGGAACCACCGGGGGCGCGGGAAGTGGTATCACCGCGAAGGTCATACGCGCGTTCCGAGACCAACTGATCGCACTGGACGTGACCAACAAGAACCTCGCAGCGGGATCGCAGCGGGATCCGTACATGATCAAGTGGAGCCACTACGCCAGTGCAGGCGCGGTGCCCAACAGCTGGAACCCGAGCGACACGTCAAAAGCGGCCGGTGAGTTCTCCCTGATCCAGACACCTGACTACCTTGTTGACTGCCTGCCGCTCGGTGACGTGAACATCGTCTACAAGGAGGACACGACCTGGGTTCAGCGCTTTGTGGGCTTCCCGGCCATCTATGAGTTCGACAAGATCCCCGATACGTTCGGCATGATGGGACAGCAGTGTGCTGTCGAGGTCAACGGCATGCACCTCGTGAAGACCCTGAGCGACCTGGTGGTCCACAACGGACAGCAGATTGTGAAGTCTGTCGTCGACAAAAAGTGGCGTCGCTGGATTCAGAACAACATCGACACCGACAACTACAGCAACAGCTACATGGTCAAGAGCAGCCGCGGCCAGGAGGCATGGTTCTGCTTCCCGACCGTGGGGAACACCTTCCCGGACATAGCCCTGGTCTGGAACTGGAAGGATGATAATCTGTCTGTGCGTGAACTGCCCGGTGCCCGCCATATCGCTGAGGGTATTACTGACCCTGTGGTTGAGGACGGCGTGGACGCGCTTGGCGGCACTGCAGACCAGCTGACCGGCATCTATGACCAGCGATTCTACGATCCGATATCACGGCAGCTGCTGATGGCCGAGGACGAGGACACCGAGGTCACCCTGTCGCAGCTCGACACGGGCGAGACCTTCAACGGCACGGTGATCACTGCGGACCTCCGCCGGGACGGTATTCCGCTCAACGAGGGCAAGTCAACCAAGCAAGGCAAGCGGCGCGTGCGGCGCGTCACGCCCTACATATCTGGAACTATTGGCAGCGCGGTCCAGGTGCGCGTAGGGACCCAGGTGAACGACCGCTACGACGACATTCAGTGGTCGGACTGGAAGGACTACACGATCGGCGTCACGAGGAAGCTGGACTTTCGCGTCACTGGTCGCTACATGTCGCTGCACATCCGATCGAACGAGAACGCTGAGTTTGTGTACGACGGGTGCGACATCGACGTGGTTGAGGTCTCGCAGCGATGAGCCGGTTTGTCATCACACAACCACCCGAGAAGACCAACACAACGACCTGGGTTCAGCGTATCCTGCTCAGGCTCGCGACCTGGATCGATCAGCCCGTCGCACAGATTTTTCGCCTGGAGGCACTGCCCGAGGAGCCGGCCAAGCCGGAGCTGGGGATGATGGTGCTGGCGGACGGGACCAACTGGAACCCGGGCTCAGGCGCCGGGGTGTACTACTACAACGGATCCTCATGGACAAAGCTATGATCAGTGTCGTACCGAGCGACAGTATCGAGAGCGTATGGGATGAGGTTGAGCCTCTACTGCAGCGTGCCATCGACTACAATGGTGGCATCTTCTCTATCCAGGACGTTGCTGGCTTCCTGGCAAGCAACACGATGCTGCTCGCGGTGGGTGTCAAGGACGACAGGATCATGTCAGCCTTCGCCCTGGAGCAGGTCACGTACCCGCGCAGGAAAGGTATCAGGGTCACGCTGGCGGCCGGCGAGCCGCTCAGGGACTGGCTGGAGCCCATGGTGGACATGCTGGACAGCTGGGTAGCGCAGGACCCAGAGTTTTCATTTTACGAGATGATTGGCCGCCCAGGCTGGCGCAAGGCGCTGAAAGGTGTTGCCCATGAAGTTGCAACTATCATAAGGAGAGAACCATGAGCGGTGGTGGCGGAGGTGGTGACCAGACCACCAAAACAGAACCCTGGGACGCGGCCAAGCCCTACCTCAAGGACATCATGGCACACGGCAGGGGTATGTTCCAGTCGGTGCCAAACAATCCCTACGCTGGCAACCGTGTTGCTCAGTGGAATCAGGCAGATCTACGTGGCCAGAACTACCTGCAGAACTACGCGTCGGGCATGCAGCCCTATATCAATCAGGCGCAGAACACGAGCAGCTTTCTTCAGAATCCTGGGCAGATGCTCAACGTCGCGCAAAATCCGTACGTTCGAGGCAACGTACAGTCGGCGCAGCGACAGGTCATGGACAACTTCAACAGCTCCATTCTGCCCCAGCTGCAATCGGACTACCGCCGGGCGCAGCCGTTTGCCGGGTCACGTGAGCAGATGGGGGCCGGTCTCGCAGCTGGTGAGGCCGCAAAAGCCATGGGCGACATCGGGTCCCGCATGTATGGGCAAGCCTATGGCCAGAACCTGCAGGCAATGGGCCAGGCGCAGGGCCAAGCGGCGAACATGGCGCGTCTGGGCATGCTCCCCGGTGAGATGATGAGCAAGGTCGGCCTTGCGCAACGCGAGCGTGACCAGCAGCGCATCAACGCACGCATGCAGTACCACAAGGAGCTGCAGCAGGCCCCCTGGGATCAGCTCTCGCGCTACCAGGGTGCGGTCCAGGGCATGGGCAGCATGGGCCGCACGTCGAGTGCTGAGCAGCCTGGTGGGAGCCCGATCGGGGGTGCTTTGGGTGGTGCCCTGGCAGGGGCTACGCTGTTTGGTGAAGGGGGCGCCCTGGCTGGTGGCGCGATTGGCGGCCCAGCAGGTATAGCGCTGGGAGCCGGGCTTGGTCTACTCGGGGGGATGCTGTAATGGCACAATTCAAATTCCGTGACTACTTCCAGCCCGGCGTGCTTGACGTTGCACGAGGCAATCGTGCCGGCGTGCAGGGCAGGCCTGGGCAGGAGATCGTCAACGACCTGTTCAAGAAGTGGCAGGACGGGCCGGCGCAGGGCAATGCGCTCAACCCTGGCATGTACTACTTCAGGGGCAGTCAGGACAAGCGTACCACCAATGAGGCGCCGCAGATGGCGGCCATGCAGGGCTATGAATGGGCAAGCAAGAAATTCACACCGAACGGGGCAGGACTAGGCTCACAGGCACCGACAATGTACGGCTGGTATCAGCGCCCGATCGGCGCCGGGGATCAGCCGGCAGGGCCGCCCACCCCGGAACAGAACCTCGCCAACGAGATCCAGGGCAACGACATGTACCGCCAGTCCGGTTCCGGCGCTGGTGGTGGGCTTATGGG